GTCTATGATCAAAAGAATAAGAAAAAGACATCTGCTGCTTTCTTTCCAATGGAGACAGTAAACTACGTAAAATCTTTATCTAAGTAAAAGGCTGGGTAGTTTATTCTACCCCGCCCAAGCTTGGCCCCCAATAATGTGCGGGGTTATCCACAGGTTTAAGAAGGCCTGTGGAAAACGCCTGGAATTTTGTGAGATTAATCACATGGATCAATTCGGACATATAGTAACTAATCATAGACAATGTCAGTGGCATCTGTTATACTTACAACTAATCAAACGAAAGGTAAAAAAATAATGGCTCATAATCTCGAAACCGAAAACGGTCAAGTTGCTTTCGCTCTACGTGGCGCACCTGCTTGGCACAATCTCGCAAATCGCATCTTTACACAAGATGAAGATGTTACAACTCAAATGATGTTAGATGAGGCAAAACTTTCCAATTGGAATGTTCGCCTATCTCCACTAACTGACCACATCTCAGATACATGGAATGATGTATCTAATGCTCAGTTAGTTATTCGTGATAACCCATTCAATCAGGGAACTGATGTTCTTGCCACTGTTGGCAAGCGTTACAAGCCTGTGCAGAATGAGGAACTATTTGCATTTGCTGATGCAATTCATGATGCTAATGCTGATTGCCGTTGGGAATCTGCTGGCTCATTGCGTAGCGGTAAAGTTGTATTTGGTACTGTGGACATTCCACGCACTATGGTACTTGACCCACAAGGTGCAAACGATGAGACTAAGTTGTATCTAATCGTATGGACATCTCATGACGGGTCTGTTGCTGTTCAGGCTGCAGTTACTCCTGTTCGTGTTGTATGCCAAAACACCTTGAATCTTGCAATGCGTAATGCTAAGCAATCTTTCAAGATTCGTCACACACAATCTGTTGAGGGTCGTATTCAGGTTGCTCGTGAAACTCTTGGACTCGCTCTCGGATACTTTGATGAATTCGAAAAAGAGGCTCAGGCTCTTTACACTCAGTCAATTACTGATGCTGAATTCTCTAAGTTGATTCAGACAATTTATCCTAAGCCAGATAAAGATTCTGCTAAGGTTGCGCTAACTAAGTGGGAAAATAAGGTTGTGCTACTTGATAACCTTTACCATAACTCACCAACTAACGCTAACATCAAGGGAACTAAGTGGGGTGCGTTCAATGCACTTACTGAACGCCTTGACTACTATCGTTCAGGTCGTGGCAATTCTGAAACACTTATGGCAGGTGCATCAGGCTTTGACCCAATTCTTACCGCAGAAAAAAATAAAATTAAAAAATTAGTTTCTGCGTTTTAATAAAAAAATTCCTGAGCATGAATTAAAACTGCTCACAATTTTTATTTGGTCTGTTAGCTCAGTTGGTTAGAGCGCTACCCTGTCACGGTAGAGGTCGACGGTTCAAGTCCGTTACAGATCGCAAAATGCCCGCAGTACTTAGGGAGGAAATTTTGTGTTACGGATCACATAAAATTTTCCCTGGAATCTATAGACAAATGTCAGTGGGACCCTGTATAATTCTCTACATGACCAACGAACTAGTATCAAGCGTATATACATTTGTCTGTGACCCAGATGAATGCGATTCTTTAATTCAATTAACATCATCTGATGGATTTGGTTTTCCTTCAGGTGTGACAGAACTCACATGCCCTTGCGGACGTAAGACTACCTTATTGTCAGTCGAGCATGCTACAATTACACCAACAACAACGGAAGAGGTAAAAATGGAAACAACTACAGATAATCACTACATGACACGAGAATTCCTTGAGTCACAGTTAGTAGATAACAAGGCCCGCATTACACAGTTAGAAGAGCACATCCAGCGTATAACTCAGCGTGATTATGCAACTGCAGGAACTCTAAGCAAATTACGTGATGACATGAAGGTGTTCACACTCGAAGGACTTGATGACGAATCTCTTACAGAATTTCAAGCAGAAGAAATTGCTGGCATCTGTGGATTTGAACTAACAAATGAGTTTGAACTAGAAGTAACAGTTCTATATTCAATTACAGTTAATGCTCGTGATGAAGAGAGTGCACACAATCTAATTCATGATATTGATTTTGACACTGTGTCTTATGACTCAGACGGTATCAGTTGGCTATCATCATCTGTAGATAGAATCGAGGGGTAATGTATTTTGAACTTACCGCTCCTAATAGGCTCTCCATGGAGAGGGCCTATTGGGATGCAGAGATAACTGGACTTGACCCACAAGTAATTGGTGCATTGACTTTCAACATTGGAACTGGTAGTATTGAGAAAGTGAGCAGGATTCGTGATAAGTATAACTTAACTGAATCTTATGTAAGCGAATACAAGACTACAGGATACTAGGAGATAAAATGTCAGACTATAAAGAAGGTTTCCAAGACGGGTACAAGTTTGCTCGTGAAGAAATTATAGAAAAACTAGCAGAGATTGATATCACTGATATTGATACATGGATTCTTGATCGACTATCTGACATGATTGAAGGCGGAACAATATGAGCGAATGGGTTGGCTGTGATAAGTGTAACTCAGTAGTACCTGCAATGTATCTTGTTAAGATGGTTAGCGGAGAGCTTGCTTTCTGTGGCCACCACTTTAACAAATTCAAGCCTAGTCTTGACAAAATCGCTTATGAAGTGATAGAATTAAACAAAAAGGAAGAAGCACCTCAACTAGTAGAAATGGCGGATTAAAATGGGCGACAGAGCAAACTTTGGATTTAAACAGTCTAATGGTCAAACAATTGTATTGTATGGACACTGGGCTGGACATGAAATGCTAGGCAATTTAGCAGATGCAGTAGAGGCAGCACGTTCTCGCTGGGATGACGAATCATATGCTACACGTATTGTTATTTCACATTTAGTCGGAGACCAGTGGCACGAGACAACTGGCTGGGGATTAAGTGTTAACAATATCCTAGACAACGAGCACAAAATTCCTGTAATTGATTGGGTAAATAAAACGTTTAGCCTTCATGAGGAAGAGCCATGGTCCGAGGACGGTAACCAATTTACGGTCCGTGGAATGCAAGACGAGCCCATGTTCACAATGACATTGGATTCATTTATTAATAAGTACTCAAGGGTTAATGCATAATTAATCTAAAGGTGCCCCTATTAGTCATTAATGGCCAGGGGTTAAATAAAGCAGAGTTCTTTTACTTTCGTTGGTGAACCTCTAGCAGCCTATGTAAAGCCCCAGTTATGGAATAAGCCCCTACAGCTGGGGTTTTTGCATGGCCCACAAAAGACTAAGGGTAATATATTTCTTTTAAGAAGTCAATAAAAATTTCCCTGGAATTTTGTGATCTTGACCACATGCATACAAAATGTGGTGTGAAACACACCCAAATAGTATTCCATTTGTCAGTGGTCTAGTCTATAATAGGAACATATCAACGAAAGGATATAAAATGCCAAACTGGGTATTTAATGGATTAACTATTGAGGGTAATCCTGAGCAAGTTAAAAATCTAATCAAGCAGATGAATAAGCCATTTATTTATTCTATTACACCTGTAGGTGATTTATCATATGATGTCAAGCAGACTAAGTATGTTAATCCTATCTTTGCTTTTCATAATATCTATAACTATAAGGATGCTGGTATTACTGATGAAGTATATCATGGACAACCTCCTCGTTCCACCGACTTTTCTCAGGCAATGAAGTTTGAGACCAATGACTGGTACAACTTTAATGTTCGTGAGTGGGGTACTAAGTGGGACGTGGCTGTATCAGAAGATGATAAGTATCCTGATACTAATATGGAAGAAGCAGAGAATGGCGAGAACTATGTAGTTCATTACAACTTTAATACTGCATGGTCACGACCTCTTGGTGCTATATCTAAACTATCTGCACAATACCCAACACTACTATTTACTTTATCATATGAAGAAGAGACAGGCTGGGGTGGGGAAATGGAATTCCTCCGTGGTGAAGTTATCTCAGAATCAGAATACGATAATATGTGCCGTGATTGTGATGCAGTTAATGAACTGGAATACTGCGAAAACGAATGTGGTGAAATATGTAATGTATGCAACTGGCTTGGCGAGGCAGACCTAGAGGCTGTAGCAATTTGTCAGACCCATAGTATATACTTAGAAACTAAAGTACCCGAATATAGAAAGGCGGAAGCATAATGTCAGAAGCATTTACAGATACAGTAGGAGAACATATCCTTGGAGCAATTCAAGTAGATATTGAGCAAGCATTATTTGAAGATTGGAATCAATCTAACTTAGATGAAGGTGAAGCATATGCTGAATATAGATTTATGCAGTTTGCACCTGATAACTTAAAACAATCATACAATGAATACTATGGATATATTGAGGGAGATGAATACTGCTTATGATGCTAGGATATACACCAAAGAATTTAGTTAGTATGAGAACTTCCCTTCAAGCAGTTATTAAAAGAACACCTGAAGGCAAAGTAAAAGAAAATCTTGAAATGGCAGATGATTTTCTAGGTGGGCTTTGGGCAGAAGGGTATTTCGATCATGACTAAGTCATCTCATTTCCTGGAATACATGAAGATACATAAGATTAGTTTAGAACAAGATTTAGAGGATGCTAGAAATAACATACCTTTAAATGAAGATGAGTATTTTGAATCAGATGCATATTACACAGGAGCAATTGATACTATGGAACATATTTTGTCAGTGGCTTCTGATATAATGAACAACTCTAACGAAAGGTATGAATAATGGACACTACTACTCTCCCGTCCCATTTGCAACGAATGGTTGACGCAGGCGTATCAGGCCTCGACATAATGCACGGTGAACTAAAGAATCTCATGCTAATTGCTGAGCGGGACTTGTCAAGCGCATTAGAACAAGAATTGCTATCAGAAGAGGCAATGGACTCCATGGTCCGAACAGAATGTGAAGGACGCCTAGATACATTGGTGGCCCTATATGAACTAACATATCAACTATCATTTGCGATTGGAGCACGTAATGAAGCCTGAAGATAAAGATAAATTAAATGCATGTCTGGAGATTCTAGACAGTACAGACCTTGGCCTATCCATGGTTTGGCTATGGACATGGTCGACAATTAACAACATCCTAGAGGACGAGACCTTCAAGGCCAACGTTACCCAAGACGACATGTGGGACCACCTCTGCGAGGCTGTGGAGGCTGGCCAAGGGTTCTCCTTGGAATACGGTGCCGAACAGCACCATGAAGAAGTACAAGACTGGATGTTGAGCAGGGACTACATCGTAGACCCTGAATGGGAAGAGGAGGACGAAGATGAAGATGAGTGATGACTATATTAATGATCAGTTAAACAAAGCCCAAAAGCTTTTGTGGGGTGGCAGCGAAACTGAGAACATTGAAGCACATAATATAATCTCTAAACTAATTAAAGATAAGATAGAACAAGTTTCATAAGGGCAGAAAAAATGTCTTACGGCGACTATTTACAAATCCGTGGAAAGTTGCTATAATTAATAAAAAAGATCTCTTTGAAAGGGGACAACAAATGACAACAAAGCGTGAATATCTAAAGGCACAGGGCATCACAGTCGGCGTACGTGGTCGATTCTCAGGAGCAGCAAAGGTAGCTCTAGCGGAGGCAGAAAAGAACGGCGTTAAGTTTACAGCAGAAACCTCTACAAACAAGGCTAAGTAAAACCAGGGACGGGGGTCAGGGCTTCGTTGGTCCTTGACCTCCTCTCTTATTTTTGGTATAATCAATAGTTAGGCGAGAGGCGGATATGGCAAAAACATCATCAATCGAAACCAAAGCAGCAGAAAAAGTACTGGAGGCTATGGATAGTCATTGGTTTAATCCAACTATCATGGCACGGGAACTTGTAAATGGTTGTGGGTATTATACTCAATCAAAGGTAATGGAACTATGTGTCGAAATTATCAAACAGACGGCGGGACAATTTGATAATGCGTGGGAAGAAGGAGTAACATCAGAAGCCCTAATGATGGCGGATAGACTAAATGATTACATTGCTAACTTTGAACCAATTACAACATAAGTAACATATATCAAGACCGAACAGATATATCTATCTAAGTATTACTCTTGATTATATAGCCCAAGATATCCATAGGATCTACACAGGTCCTGTGGATATCTTTTTATGTATGGGCATGTGGGCAAAATTATCCGTTTACGACCAAGCTTTAAAAATCGCTGGAATATTGAGCAGAATATAATAAAATGAATATATTATCTATTAAAACATATAATGAATTAGGCATAATATAGCCAGAATCTGTCAGAATTTATATCAAATTGTTATACAAAATATGTTGACAATGTGGGCCAAATATGCCCTTTACGGAGCTATTGACAATATCGCTGGAATATGCTGCATGTCTCATATAGATCATATGGGTCCTATTGACATTACGGTTATGATTATGATATGCTCAATTACATAGTAATGTTTATCTTAGTATAACTATAGTATATGGAACTAAATCTATAGTATATATTCTCCACTTTACTCCACAATACTCCACTTTAAAAGCCTCTAGGAGGCTCATAGAGAGGAGATAAATGGGAGGGGGATATAGGAGTTAGGACCTATTTGTCTGGTTTAGATCCTGTTGCTCATGGTATTGTATATGATAATCTCTTAATTGATATGTTACTGCACAGTAGCATATAGGACAATTTGTGATCCATTCAGACTTATCTGACCAAGCTTTAGCCAAGGGATTTCAATCCACAGTGACTACATACATTATCTTTAAATAAATGTACTGCCAATGATGTCTCTTGCTTCTTATCTGTTCTATTGAATATATCTCTTAATAGTTCTATTGGTGAAGTTCTTACTTCTTCTGGTAGCCCGCCGTGTTTGTGCAGAATCTTGATTAGGATACCTGCTATAAATAGATCATCTGTAAATGCCATCCAGGGAAATAGTATATCAAATGGGTCAATTGGGACAGATAGGTACATAACGCACAAAACGGCTATGATCTTAATATGTATTGGAGATCGATCAAATTGAGCCTTGTATGGCTTAAATACTTCATTGAGCTTCTTCATGATGCCTATCTAAGTCAGGTACTGACTAAATGGTCTCTCCCGCCGAAATTCACTTTTCAGGCGGTCAATATGCTGCTATATATCTTCTTTATCTATATCTTCAGTTAGATCTAAATCTTTAATATCGCCAAGATCGATGTATGCTTCAAGGTTGTCTAGGATGCCCATTATTTAAGGAACGTTCCCTTCCATATTGACTTCTCTACCTGATCTGCTTCAGATAGATCCTCCGCCTTTTCAATAGGTACACAATTAGGAACCTGCTTACCATTCTTGTCTTTCATGCCTCTTTGGGTATATCCAGACCAACAGGCCTTTTGAACATTGTCCCATTTGTCTTCATCTTCGTTGTCTGATAAGTAATCCATTGTATTGTCCATATCCATAGTATACCATTTGTAAGCTTTGGGTACAGGAATCGGACCTATATTTTCCGTTTCGGAAACGGGTGTCCGACCATTAGACGAACCCAAACTAGCTTACCTTTTCAGTATAGCATATTTGTCACGTAGTGACTAGATGCTCTCTACCGCCGCACTTTTTCGCACTATAAAGGTATCTTATTTACTGGCTCTTTAGACCAGTGTATGTAGGATCTAATATATACTATACCATAAGCTAGGGCTGCAAAAATAAACCCATACTGCTCAGTAGTTAGAGCATAAACTATCCACAAGCACTCATTAAACAATAGCAAGAGCCATGCCCAAACAAGCTTTCGTCCCACAAAAAATATTCCTGTAACGCCAATTGCTGCTAATATCCATGACCAGTATTGCATCATTTTGTTACCGCCTCATCTGCTTCTCTTAGCCACTGGTCTTCCCACAGCCCCATTAATGATTCATTACCAATGTCATCAAAGTAATAACGTTTGGCGTTACTATTGTATGTCCAGCCATACCATCTATCGCCTTCAGCCCATGTTAGATTAGTTGGGCCTTCCTCTTCGTGTTGCTTAAGGATTCGTAGCAGCTCATCATTCTCATGAACTACCGCCTCAATTGCTTCTCGTAGGCGTTTAGGGCGCATAAGGTATCTTTCTACAAACTCAATTAGCATTCTCATCTGGATCCTTTTCCCATGTAAGCTTTCCATCTTTATAGACAGGCCAATATCCTAATGAACGCCAGTCCATTTTCATTATTTTGGGCTCTCTCATTAATTCCAAACTTTCAGTTTAAATATTTCTTCTGACATATGAGGATATTGCTGAGCAAGCTTGACTAATTCTTTTTCATATTTTCTTTTGCTGCCGTAAGCTTTTGCTAATTGGAGCTTTTTTAAAATTAGCATAGCTTCCTGTGGCATTTCAATTCCACTAGGCTTTGCCAGCGATCTATTAATTAAAGCGGACTCTCTACCAGATTTCATATATTTAGTATACTATATTGAGTAGGTGCTGTCAATGGTATACAACAGATTAATTATAAGATTTTCTTTTCCATGCACTTTTCTTGTACCAGTCTTTGGGCATAAACTTACGATTTTTTTTAACATTTTCAGAGAGCCCAGATTCTATTTCTGCTTTCCATGAGTCATTAGTAAACGGTATTATCTGAGCAATTGGGGTTCCAGCTTTAATTGTACCCTCAAATCCATTCTTTATATAAAATGGAAATGCTCCATGTGGTATTAATGTAAACTCGCCATCGATTATTGCGCTCAATGTTGTAAATGGCAGATCGTGCCTATTAAAGGGATGTGTAAAAAGAATACTTGCTCCATATGGGATCTTGATTGAAGCACAAATATCCCAAGCAAATTCAACTGCATGGTGATTATATGGAACTAAATTAGAATCCTCTATGTATCTTATAGCGCTATTATAATCAGTTCCATCTTCATGTCTGATCTCTACTGATCCATTATTGTTTTTTACATTTATGTCGTAAGGTATGGTTACCATATAGCCAGATATAAATGAGTCCATAAAAGGCATACAATCTTTTAAGTGTTCAAACTTATTTTTTCTGTACCATTCTGGTATAAAATTTTTAGCTGGAGAAAGAGACTTATAATCTGAATAGAAGGAAGATTCATAAAAGATTATGTTTTTATTTTTAATGATTATTATACCTATCTATCAAATAGCTAAGAGCGGGGTCATTTTCGTCTACCCCAGCAGTTTTAAATGGATCTGTAATTATTGGGTTGTCTAAAAACATATCTCTAGTCTCATCTTTAGATGCCCAGACAGGTAGAGTAATTCTAACTCCATTATCTATAGTTTCTACTTCATGGTAATATGAAGATGGAAAAAATATTGCACTATATTTTTTCGGCTTGTATGTAAATTCTTCATCTCTGAATGTAATACTGCCTCCATCGTAATCTTCGTTTAAATACACTACACAGCTTAAATACAAGTGCTCCGCAAACTTTATGTCGTCTTTATGCATAGGTATTTTTGTTGTTGGCCCTAGCAAAGCCATCCAAAATGAACATATTACCAGATTATCGTTACCAGACATCTTTTTGAATTGCTCTAGCACTTTATTGGAAACTAATTTAATTTTATCTAAGGCATCAGAATGTTGTTTTAGATCAACTAGCTCTGGTATATTAGCTTCGCTTCTAACCTTGCCCTTAGCTTCGCCTCTAGTTAAAGGGAATTTATCCTTATTGTCTTTATTTTTATTAATATATTCAATAAAAAAAGCAGAATCTTCTTCGCTTATAAAATTCTCTATAACTGTTATCATAAAATAATTTTACTATTTTATTCTGGTTTTGTCAATGATGTATATCTTGTTGAATCCATTATGATTTCATAATATAGCATTTCTGGTATATCGTGACCAGCTTTTATATGCTCCTGTATATGTATGAACAAATGCTCATCGTCTTTTATTATCTCAGAATTAGCTTCTTTTGAAAGCCAGCATGCTGCACAGCATACATAGCCTCCTACATGAGGATATATATATATGTCGCTATCAAAGAACCTACTGTAAGACAAAGATTATCCCATGTACTTCAAATGGAAATGCTTTTCGCAAACATCTATTACTGCCCCAGTTTTTGGCTCTGGTTCTGAATACTTGCTGTCTTCTGGACAGTAGAAACACGGCGGAATATTAGTTATCATATATATATTATATCAGATCAGATACTTTTTTTCTCAACCATCTTACCGCACTTTTGGCACATGTCATAAGACTTATTTGTAAATGGACAATGTCCAGATGCTTCAAGCTTATGTCCAAAAAAAGTACAAAGTAACTTAATCAATTTGTTTTTCCAATAGCATGTCAACTACATTGTGTAGGTCTGAAACACTATAATCATTGTCTATTATATAGTCAAAGTTATAGCTATCTAGATCTATCTCAGAAGAATGATTGGTTACTGGGCCAACTCCATGCCTATTGATTCTCCAGACTTTCCCACCTGCTGATTTGATTGCATCTGCTTCATTTTTAAACCTTACATCGCTTATCACTACATTGTCTTCTGTTATGCTATTTAAAGCGAGGTCTACCCAGAAATTATTGCCAAACATGTCTCTTCCTACTTCTGTACCAAAAACTTGTAGCAACCTTCGTATTTCAGGATGAGAATCTTTAGCCTCATCTAGGCCATAGGAATCCACCAAGTCCTTGTATCTAAAATTACCTATGCTATCTGAATGCACTATAGGATTTAACTTATACATGGCATCCTTCATTGGTGCTGCAAATGAGTACCGTGTGAACATGTGGGCCTCAACTAATCTATCTGCCGCCGTATCTTTACCAGATCTAGCATACCCAGATAATCCAATTATCATCTTTTAATCCCGTCCCATGTTCCTATTTTAGTTGTGGAAATTCCATTTTCTTCCCACAATTTAATTATACTTGGATTGTCATCAACTGCATGCTTTACTTCCCAGTACTCATTAATGTGCTCAAGAATATCTTTTTTAACTTCATAGTCTTCTCTATGATCATCATCTTTTCTCATGAATAATACATCATGTGGGACATTATGCATTTTAAGCCATTTAGAAGTTAAGCCTCTATACTTTTCTTTCCTAGCGGTAACTATAATAATGTCTAGGGTATCACATACTTCCCATACCATATCAACTACATCTTTATGTGGCTGGCAATTAATTGAAGCTTTATGAAAATCATCAAAATTTCTTTTAAATAATTCGCTAGACCTGTCTTGATTTAGTATATGATGAAGTATCGGGTCAACATCAACTAGTGTACCATCTACGTCAAATATCCATGCTGGTCTTTTTATCACGCTGATAGTATCTTTGCTAACGCATTAATTGTTGCTGAAATTCTTCCAATATCACGTAGCTGCTCTACCGTGTATCCCTCTTCTTTCAATGTTTCATAATGTGCCTTCACACAAAAGTGGCATTTACCAACAATAGACGATGCTAATGAATAAGCTTCAAACTTTCCTTTAGTTGTGCCACCGTGAGAAGTAATAGCATTCATTCTTAGCTGTGCTGGCAACCCCTTTAAGTTTACGTCATCAGCCATTTCAATAAATGGATACCAAACGTTATTTTGTGCCATGATAGCACCAGCAGTAAGGGCAGCATTTTTTTCAACTTCATCGTTTGCATTAGCAGTAATAAAGGCAAGTAGCTTTCCGTTGCCTGTTGCAAATGCTGCTGCTATTGAAATATATGTGGCATGCTCTGCATCAATAGACGATCTATTAATCACAGCATCAAGATTTAACTTAATGTCTTTAGCGTATTCTGGAAGAGAATCCTTAAGCTGGTCTACCCATGTCATTATAGAGTTTCTCCGCCCAAAGATCTGTTACAAGCACATAGTTCACCTGTTTGAAGTGCATCTAATACACGAAGAGTTTCGTCTGGGTTTCTTCCTACATCTAAATTGTTTACAGTTACATGCTGAATTGTGTTTTCTGGATCAATAATAAATGTAGCACGATAAGTAACTCCAGATGAATGATGAACTCCAAGATCGTTTGCGAGTTGATGTCCAGTATCTGCAAAAGACCAAGAATTTGTTTTACGAAGATCATCGTGTGCATTACGCCACGCAATCTTACAAAATTCATTGTCCACTGATCCAGTCATCAAAACTGCATCTCTATCATTAAAGTCATTTACTAGTGCATCATAGGCAACAATTTCTGTTGGGCATACAAATGTAAAATCTTTTGGATAAAAAACAATAATTTTCCACTTTCCAGGGAAAGAGTCTTGATTCAAGACTTCAAAAGAGCTATCTTCATAACTTAATGCACCTGGCTTAACGCCAACTACAGAAAAGTTTCCTATTTTATTTCCTACTGTTTTCATTTTTCTCCTATATATTTTGTATTACACGTGTGTCCCCAGATGGGCTCGAACCATCGACCCGCAGATTAAAAGTCTGCTGCTCTACCAGCTGAGCTATAGGAACGCTGTCCCACCTGGCCTCGATCCAGGGACATTCGAATTAACAGTTCGACGCTCTACCAACTGAGCTATGGGACATTTAATCTAATTATAGTATTTTAGTTAGAAAAGGTCAATAGCTACTCTGATGCAACTGGCTTATAATTAATTAGATGAAGCACTTTATCTGAATCAAAGCCTTCAAACTCTACTTCTTTATCTGTAGTAGCCCAAAGAACTATAGCATATCTGTCTCCAGATTCAACTTTTTTACCGCCATGCCAAATATTTGCTGGAAAAATTCCAATGTCCCCTGCCTTTGGCTTGTATGTAAGACCACCCATAGAGTCTTCATACAGAGGGAAAAATGATCTTGGCTCAAATTCTTCTAAGAAGCAAGACTCTCCCCCTACATAATCATCATTTAAATATATTACTCCGCTATTAGAAAGAGTTGTAAACTCAGAGTGTACGTCTTGGTGTAGTCTGAGTTGTATATCTTGGCTTAATTTTGTAAGCGAAAATCCATAAAAATACTGTTCTTCTTCAGAAGGAAGTAGCTCTTTGTGCAGGTCCATAAATTTATTTGCATATTTCATGCATATGTCCTCTATGTCTTTAAAGATAACTGGAGGCTTTTCGTCTGGGAAAATTGCTCTTACTGCTAGCCCTTTATTAAAAGCAACGCCAACTCTGTGCCTAAACTTAGATTGATCGTTTTGATTTTCATCTATCCATTTTATAAAGAAATTACAATCCTCTTGTGTCATAAAATTATTAACTAATTTAACCTTATCCATGTGATATACCTCTTTCTTTTTTATTTGTTGCCCAAATTGGCATTGCCATTCTAATTCCAGAAATAACCTCAGTTATTTGATGCAAAGTATGGGATTCAAATATTACGATACTATACTTTTCTGGGTTTACTGTGAGATTTAATTCTGGAAATTTTAAGAACCCGCCATCAAATTCATCATTTAAATATATTACTCCGCTTCTAAACAAATGTTCGGCTCCTACGTGATTATCATAGTGATCTGGTAGACGTGTCCCAGCACCTAACATTGTTAGCCATTGAGATGCAAGGTAGAGATCCTCTGGATCGTTAAAATATGTCTTGCACTCATGCAAAAACTTATCAGAATATTTTTTAAGAATGCCTATTATTTCTTTATGGTTAGAAAAGGCATGGTGCTCTGGGACATTGGACTCGTATCTAAACCTATTATTTTTTGCAGCAGTTGCTGGCAACAAAAATTTGTCTATGTCCAAATGATTATTATTTATGTATTCTACTAAAATATCAGCATCTTCTTTTTCAATAAAGTTTTTTATTTCTTTAACTCTAGCATCTGTTTTTAATGATTTAATGGTTTTTATTTCAGACTCAGGCATTATGTCTATCAATAGATGGACTCTATCCTGATCGCTTTCATTATCTACACTATGAAGTCTAAGATTGTTTATTTCGTAACACTCTCCTGATTTCATATTAATTTTTTCTCCCCCCACGGTATAGTAAACATCTGGGTTAGTTATAATTGGTATATGAAATCTTCTTACTGATGACAAGTAGTCGCCACTATCTTTATGCACAAAAACTTTGCTGTTTGCACTAAGCTTGATTAAAAGTATTCTAGCGGAAATACCAACCATTCTGTCCTCTAGATCATTAACTATTGTGGAAACTATGTCATAAGATTCTTTATCTAATGTGTTTTTAAAAAAATCTTCTCCCCTATTCCAATATAATGATGAGTCTTGAATAATGTAAGTGTGTGTATTTAGGTGTGGGTTAGGTCTATCTTCATACACAACATTCTGTCTTGAAGTATTTATTTCCCATTCATTAGAAAATTGCATAACTTTTTCTTTTAAATTTTCTACATTAAATGACTTAATGTATCTAAAATTAAAATCAAAATCAGACTTACTTCTCATTTTTTTCCATTTCTTTTACCATGCTGTAGACCTGATAGTCTATTGAATTGTTCTCTAGTATCTTTTCTTTTTCTTTTTCCGTTAACATATCTAAAAGCTTTTTAGTTGTATAAAAAGACCCATTAAATAATGTATGAGACGAATTAATAATTTTATTATGATTTAAATTTAATTCGATACTATAATTTTCTAAAAACCATTTAGCAACAGATTTATAGTAAGACTCCATAGACTCAACTGTATTAACTATATCAAATGATTTTATATTTTTTATTGCATTCTCAATAGACGTATTATCATTATTTACAAACCAGCTAAATGCCTTGCCTTTTGAAAAGTTGTGCTGTCTATATATGCTTTCCTCATTCTTTTCCCAAAAAGAGATATCTGCAAAAGCTACGTCATCTGTAGGATTGCATATAAACCTAGACTGATAGTTATTGTGCAAAATAAAATCTTCATCTTCAAATAAGTAGTACCTAAGCTTATTAATATACCCATCTATGTTTATATACTTTGGCACATCTAAATCGCCTCTTCCGAATATAAAATTAAAATAAGAAACTCTAGCCTCTATGGGATTTCTAACTAAACATGAAATAGATATATCTGGGAATTTTTCTATCGGATAAGT